TTTTTACTTGTTTCTACTTCAAAATCTGATTCCCAAGGTGTAAAAAAAGTATCTTCTGCTATTACTTCTAAACGTATGTTACCTGTAGTGTCTTCATCAATTAAACCTTTTAATTTTCTAATTGGAATTTCACATTTACCTGATGTAGATATAGAACCATTAAACATTAAAGAATAATCTTGTGTTTCAACTACTAGTCTAGCTTTTGATTTTTTTAAACTTGCTCCTTGAAGTTTAATATCACACTCAAAAAGTTCTGATTTATCGGTAAATAATTTGTACATGGTTATAAATATAAAATTATAATTAAAACTTAATGTTTTCAGTCATTATTTCAACATTTGATATATTTTCAATAGCTAATTTAATGTCACTAACTTTTATTTTATATTGTTTAATTTGTTTACGTTTAGATTCTGTAATAGTTTTACCATTTAATTTTAGTATTAGTTTTATTAATCTTTTTTTGTCTTTATCTTCCCACTGAGTATAATCATCTCCTGCAGCTTTTATTATTAATTGTACATCATTCCAAGTATATGGTGTTCCAGATATAGGAGCTTTATCCCATAAAAAATTTGCATTTTCCCATTTTATTGCTACCATCTATTATCCTGCTGATACTTTTAAAATTCCATCAACAGTTTTATAGATAACTCCTGCTATTTCTGGGTCTCCTGTTGGTAAATCTGTTGCTTTTAAGTAAGAAACTGAAGCTGTTATTGCTGTTACTTTATTATTTGCTACTACATCTGCTGATGATGATATTGTTCCTGTTACTTCAAGAGTTCCAAAACTAGAAGACTCTTTTAATTCCATCATTACTGTAGCATAATTTTTCCAAGTGTATTTTTGATTAGTTTCATTATTATCACTATCAATCATCCACTGCCAATTTCCTTTAGAAGCAAAAGAAGCATCAAGTGAACCAAAAGTAAATACTTCAAGGTCCATTATTTCCATTATGGTTCTATTTGTAGTTAAATTATGGATTTTAAAATAAGTTGTATTTAAATCATTGGTTCTTTCTAAATTAAGAGTTAAACTTTCATTTGCAGTTATAGTTGCTATTGTTTCATTTGTAAATAATAAACCATTTGATGCTGTTATATTACCTGCTGTTATTATGTCTCCTCCAAATTTATGATCTCCTGTTCCACTTGCACTTATATGACCTGAAGAAGTTATGTTATTTACTCTTTGAAAATTACCATCTGCAAAATTAAATTCATCATTATCAGAAATTATATTAAAAACACTACCTGATGCTATTAAAGAAGGAGATGAACCTAAATTAAAATCAAATTTAGTACTACTTCCTGTTGTAAATTTAATATTTCGTCCTTTTGCTCTTAATTCAATGTCTCCTGATCCAAACCC